TTAAATCTATGGGCATAAAGATCCTGAAATAATGTATAAATAGTAGTATGGAAAATTCACTATTTCACAAATTAGAGGTTGAAGCATACCGTAAAGGTTTGCAGGCTAGATCTTTAGAAGCACGTAGATGGTTTAGAGGTAAGACCAAAGAACTATCAAGCGTGAATCGCAGAAAATTACTTAGAGATCCTGCGCTAGAAAGAAAGAAACGGCCTGTACCTGGTGATATGTATATGTACTTTTACGATCCTAAACATCGTAAAACATTACCTTACTATGATGCGTTCCCTCTTGCTATTATGGTTGAGCCTACACGTGATGGATTTTATGGATTAAATCTGCACTATCTTTCACCTATGCTTCGTGCAAAGTTTCTTGATAAGTTGATGGAAACAGCAAACAATAATAAATTTGATGAAACAACACGGCTTAATATTAACTATAACATACTTAAGTCGGTGTCTAAATATCGTGAATTTCAACCATGTTTTAAACGCTACCTAACTAAAGGTATTGAAGGTAATGTTGCACGTGTAGAACCACCTGAGTGGGACATAGCAATCTTCCTTCCAACTGAACAGTTCCGTGGCAAGAATAAGACGCACGTTTGGGGCGCTTCGAAGAGGATGATATAAATGGCATTACCTGCTGGCATTGACGCTTTAAAGTCAACAATTGGCCGTAGAGGTGGATTAGCAAAGGGCAATAGATTTGCTCTTTACATTTCTCATCCTGCAAAGAAACCTTCATTACTTAATACTGATATAGAAGGTATTTTTAATAATGCTGCAAGGTCGTTAATTAGTGGCGGAAGTTTATCTTTAAAAAGTTTTATTGAAGACCCACGTGATATGTACCTTTTATGTGAATCAGTAACTATCCCTGGACGACAGATTGCAACTCAAGAGCATTTTACAGATGTAAAAGCAATTAAAAAGCCATATGCATATATGAATGAAGATGTCAATATGGTATTCCATTTAACTAATGATATGTACATATGGAATTTTTTTAATACATGGCAGCAAGCAATTATAGATCCATCTGGAAATAGAACAGTATCGTTTTTAGATGATATTGGATCAGAAGTACTAATACAAATTATGGGAAATACTGACTATATCCCAGTTAAAACAATTAAACTAAAGAATGCCTTTCCTACTACTTTAGGATCGGTAGAACTTTCTAACACAGCTGAAAACCAAACTCTTCGTTGTAACATTACAATGTCATATGAAGATTGGGAAGAAGTTGGAACACTTGACGGCTTTTCGAATTTGGCAGGCCGCGCAACAGATCTTATAAGTAACTCAGTAAACCTTGTAAGAAACATTGGTAAATTATTCTAGGAGTGATGTGAAATGGCTTTACCAAAGCTGAATACACCAAAATATTATACAAAGGTACCGTCAACTGGTACTGATGTAGAGTTTAGACCATACCAGGTCAGAGAAGAAAAAATGTTAATGATTGCTGCTGAATCTCAAGATGAGCGGCAAACTATTAATGCAATGAAAGATCTTATCAGCGCATGCACCTTTGGTGCAGTTGATATTACAAAATTAACTATGTTTGATCTTGAATACATTTTTGTAAAATTGCGTTCTAAGTCAGTAGGGGAATCTACTACTATTGGGATGAAGTGTAAATCATGTAGTCATCAAAATGATGTAAAAGTTTCACTTGAGGATGTCACTGTAAATTTAAATCAAGATTTAAATTCTAACATTGAACTAAGCGACGGAATAGGTGTTACTATGAAGTATCCTGGTGTTAATGACGTTATGGATATAGACAGCAATCTTAGCGATGTTGAAAAAATGATGGGAATGGTTCGTGCTTCTATCGATACAATTTATACAAGTGAAGAAGTATTTAATATAAAAGATCAGTCAACAAAAGAAGTAGATGAATTTATCGATTCGCTTACATCTAAACAGTTTGATAATATTCGTAATTATTTAGAAGAGATGCCATCGGCACAACTAAAAGTTGATTTTAATTGTGAATCTTGTGATGAACATAATGAACAGATAGTAAAGGGCACTGCAAATTTTTTCTAATTGCCCTCTCCCATGACTCACTTGTTAACCACTATCAAGTGAATTTTAATATGATGCAGCATCACCAATATAGCTTGAAAGAGTTAGAAGAGATGCTACCTTGGGAAAGAGAAGTCTATGTTACTATGTTGTTAGAACACTTGAAAGAAGAAAGCGACAGGCAAAAGCAACAACAAAGAAGATAGCATGGTGAAGGCGCTAAAAAGGAACAAATAAATGAGTTTAGCTGAATTAACAAATCAAATGGAAGAAAATAATCGGGCTACGTATGAGGTCGAAAGACACACGCGTAATGCCAGAGCTCATTTGTTAGAAATTAAAAAAACTATGGCGGCCTCGGTTGGGGTTCAAGCGGCTATAGCGCTTTCAGTCAGTAACCTAGTAGATGTACTGACAGGCAATCGTCTGGCTGAATTAGAAGAAAAACGAGAGATGCTTCGACTTCTTCAAGGTCTAGGAAGCGGTGATGACGATAAAGAAGGTCCTAACCAATTCCAAGGCCCAGATGGCGTTGGAAGCATTATGGCACTTGGTGCTGGATTGGCAGCTGCTGCTCTCGCGTTAGGTGCTTCTCTTGGTATGCTTCAAGGGCAAGTTACAGCTATAAAGGCCTATACTAAAGCTTTAGTCCCTGGATCATTTACAAAACTTATTGATGATATGAAGCTTAAATGGACCACTCAAATAGACAAGCTTAAGCTAGGAGTTACAAATAGAATTGCTTCGTTAGGTACAAGTATTGGTGTATTTTTAAATAATATAAAAGGCAAATTTGTAATTAATCCTGATAGCGTTCTAGGTAAGCAAGTTGCAAAAATCAGCGGAGTGTTTACCACTATAGGCGCAAGGATAAAAAATATAATTACTCCGATTGAAACTGCGTCGGATATTGTTAAAACAAGTATTATGGGTCCTGCAAACAAAGTAAGATTTTGGTTTAATAGTATAGCTGCTAAAGTTAAAAGATTCGGTAAAGTCGTTACTAAAATTGCTGGAGTTGTTGGTAAAGTATTTGCTCCTATTGCTATTGTAACAACAGCATGGGCAACAATTACGGGCATTATTGAGGGATGGAAAGAAGATGGATTCTTGGGAGGTCTTAAGGGTGGTATCGAAGGATTTGCAACATCTTTAATTACTATTCCTTTAGATCTAGTAAAAGATTTAGTTGCATGGGTATTAAAAAAATTTGGATTTGATAAAGAAGCAGAATTACTAAAAAACTTTTCTTTCACGACATTGTTTACTAACATGCTCGATGGTCTATTTGAATTTATTTCTAGTGCGGTTGACTGGGTTAAAACACTATTTACAGATCCAGTTAAAGCTATTAAATTATTGTGGCAAGGTCTATATGGCGAAGAAGGTATAATTAATACTATAATATGGAAGCCTATATCTAAAGCTATTAATTGGATAATGGAAAAGTTTGGTTGGAAATCTGACGATCCTAATGCACCAGACTTCGATTTATATACATTTGTTAAAGATACATGGAAAACTGTAGTAGCTCAAGTAAAAGCTGGATTTAAATCATTCGGGAACTGGATAGCAAGTTTACCGGCACAGTTAAAATTATTTGCATATGAAACAATTAGAAAAGTACCTGTTGCAGGTGCACGAATAATCAGCGATGAAAAACTAGCTGCAGCCGAAGCAGCTGTTGCAGCCTTTAATGTACCTATGGCAACTTCTGGTTCAGAACTCGCAACTACAGAAGCAGATATTGCCGATACAGTAGCAGCTAATGCAGGAATGAATGGTCCTCCAGGTACTGGTGGAAACTCAACTGTTCAGCTCGGAGGAGACAGTCTGACCGTTGCAACCGGAACACCTAAAGCAGCATCTTCTGAATCAGGACTTCCACAGGATATATATGGCGGTTATGGAAATATGACTCTAGAGCAAATACAGGCTATGAGTGGTGGATAAAAAAAGGGGAGCCGAAGCTCCCCTTTTAAGTTAAGCAGAATTAGCTAACTTATTAAAATACGATAATGAATCATCATCATCTGTATCATCAGCAGCCTGTGGCGTAAAGCTAGGTTGCTGAGGTGCAGGTTCTGGTGCAGTATTAAACGTTGGAGCTGATGCAGTTTCATCAAGAGATACAGCTTCCGCAGTAGTCATTACTGCTCCTTCTT